CTGGTGGCTAATGCGTTTGTTGTGCCTAAAACCGGGGCGACACTTGCTTTAACAGCGGGGCTTGCTTTGACCGGCGGAACCAACGGCGCGGCGGTAACCGGGACCAATTACGCCACTTATCTGGCTAAACTGGAATCCCATAGTTTCAATACGCTGGCCTGCCCCGGCACTGACGACGCAATTGCAGTGGTGTTTGACAACTTCACTAAACGGATGCGGGATCAAATGGGCGTAAAATTTCAGACAGTCCGGAAAGTCACCGCCACCGCGCCGGATTATGAGGGCGTGATTGTGATCCCGAACAGTGTTACTGACGCCGGGGCCAGTGCAGATTCGCTGATCTACTGGACTGCTGGGGCACAAAGTTCTTGCCCGCTGGCCGGGTCGTTGACCAACGCCACATACGACGGGGAATACACTGTGGGAGTTGAGTACACTCAGACACAAATTGAGGACGCTATAAAAGCTGGAAAATTGATTTTCAACCGGGTTGGCCAGGGCGTCAACGTGTCGAGAGACATAAACAGCTTAACGACATTCACCGATACCAAAAACTCAGACTTCTCCAGCAATCAGACAATGCGGATTCTGGATCAGTCAGCTAATGACATGGCGAGCCTGTTCAACACCAAATACCTGGGCAAGATCCCCAATGACGACGCGGGCCGGATTTCGTTCTGGTCTGATGTGGTGACATATAACCAGGGATTAGAGCAACAGCGGGCCATTCAGGGGTTTGACTCCGACGCTGTAAAAGTTAAACAGGGCGAAACGAAAACGTCGGTGGTGCTGGATTATGTGATTCAACCGGTCAGCGCGATGGAACAGTTATACTGTACCGTTGTGGTCAATTAAGGAGGACGAAAAATGAATGAACCTATGAATTTACAATTATTCGCTGATGCGATCATGCGAGTACAGGACTCAATTTCCGGGTCCAACGCAAAATGTTATGTGACCGTCGACGGCAACCGATACAATTTCATGCACGCCCTGAGTCTGGAATCGACTTTTGAAAAAACAAAAGAAGAAATTCCAATTCTTGGTAGACAGACAAAAGGGAATAAAGCAACCGGTGGGAAAGGTTCAGGAAGCATGGAGGTGCATTACAACACTTCTATGTTGCGAAAATTAATGATCCGATACGCTAAAACGGGCGAGGATTTTTATTTTGATATTCAGGTAACTAATGAAGACCCGACATCTTCAGTCGGCCGTCAAACTGTTATCCTGAAGGATTGTAACCTCGACTCAGCAACGATGGCCCAGTTTGATGCAGATTCCACCTATCTGACGGAAACGCTTGACTTTACATTTGAAAGTGTAGAAATGCCCGAAGAATTCACAGTTCTTGCGGGGATGCTGTAAGAGACGCTTAATGCGTCTCTTTTTAATTTGAAAGGAAGTAATAGACATGGCGGATAATTTAAAAGCATTTATGGTGAAAAACAGAGCGATTAAGGAGCCCACTAAATACCCCGCATCGGTGGATTTTGTGGATACAAACGGCGAACCAATGGAATGGGTACTGAGGCCAGTAACCCCGGAGAAAAACGACCAGTTACTGAGCGAGGCGGTGTTTCCGGACGTTGACGCAAAAGGAAACCGCATTACGAAATTTAGAGAGGGCGAGTACCGAAAAAACTTGATGGTTGAGTCGGTTATTTTCCCGAACCTAAATGACGCAGAGCTGCAGAATTTTTACAAAGTAATGGAGCCGGGGGAGCTGTTAAACGCGATGCTGAATATTAAGGAGTACAAGCAGTTGTTTGACAAGATCCAAGAAGTAAACGGATTTACCGCCATCACTAAGGAAAAGGTCGACGAAGCAAAAAACTAATCCAGGGTGGCGACCCAGACGCAAATTACGCCATATTCGTGTTAAGAGAATACCACATTAGGCCCGCTGATTTTATGGCAATGGATGTGTGGGAAAAAACCTTAATCATGGCGGCGGTTGATCTGGAAGTTAAAGCCCGGAAGAAAGCCGAGAAAGAACGCAAAAAGAAAGGAGGTAAAAAACGATGAGTTCAATATCAAGCAGTATCCGGTTATCCGATCAGATGAGTCCGGCCATTAAATCCATGATGACCGGCATGAACAGCATGATCGCCGGTTTCGAACGAATGGAGACCGCCAGCGCCGGGGCCATCGACACGAAAAGCATGTCCATGGCAAGATCAGAAATGGCGAAAGCCGGGGCCGCCTTCAAGCAGTTTGAGAAATCAGTGGAAGAAGCTGAAAAAAGCCAAAAGGAGTTTAACAGCACCGCGAAAGCCTCCACTAGCTCCATGGGCGGCCTGATCGGCAAAGTCGGGGCCTTGGCTGCTGGCTATATGTCTTTGCAAGGCATCCAAAGTGTTATAAATATGTCGGACACCTATTCACAGACCACGGCCCGTTTAGGGCTGATGAATGACGGGCTGCAGACCACCGCTGAATTACAGACGGACATCTTCAAAGCCGCTAACGAGTCTCACGCCAGTTACCAGTCGATGTCCGACATGGTTTCTAAACTAGGGTTGATGGCAGGCGACGCATTTTCAAGCAATGATGAGATTGTAGATTTTGCTGAACAGGTAAGCAAGCAGTTTGTTATTTCAGGGGCCAGCGCTGGGGAAACCAGTAATGCTATGCTTCAATTAACACAGGCCATGGCATCCGGGGTCTTAAGGGGCGATGAGCTTAACAGTATTTTTGAAAACTCCCCAACTTTGATTCAGACTATTGCGGATTATTTAGGCGTGCCGATCGGTGAGATCCGGAACATGGCGTCCGAAGGCGAGATCACCGCGGATATTATTAAAAACTCGATGTTCAAGGCAGCAAATGCCACAGACGCTAAGTTTGAAGCCATGGGAATGACGTTTGGCCAAGCCTGGACAATCTTTCAGAATAAATCGAATCGGGCGTTTCAAGGCGTGTTTACCCAGATGGGGCAGCTTGCCAATAGTGACGCTTTAGACGGGTTCTTAGATGGACTGGCTGGGGGCGTCGGTGCAGCAGCCAATGGTATTTCCGCAATAGGAAACGGCAAAGATTTCGTGGTCGCAATACCCGAAATTCAAAATTTGTCTAACGACATTGGTGAAAACTTTGGAACTGCTTCAGCGATGTTCAAAACCAACATCGATCAGATTGCCGAAAAAATAAAAGAAAAATCTCCGGAAATGATCCAGTCCGTTGACCACGCAAAGAGTTCATGGACTTTATTTTATGATCGTATCACCGCAGATAATGAAGCCCTAAAGGGTGTCGACTGGCAGGACGGCCTTGTTTCAGCGATGGATTTTGAGATCGACAAAATAAGCTCGATGATTTCAATGTTTACTAATTTAGGCACCATCATGACAAACGTTCAGAATATGAAGACCGCCTTTTGGCAGGGTCCTGACGAATTTAAAGAAGCAGCTATTCAGTTTGATCAAGACTTAATCAGGATGAGCGAAAACATCGCTAAGGCATCTGGTGAAGCGCCTAATCCCGCCTCCGTTTTAGCGAGCGGGATGGAAGCAGATCGCGGATTAGTGGATACCGCCACCGCCAACATGGTAACGTCAGTTACCACGCCATTGACTGAACTGACAACCAATGCAACAGCGGCCGGAAATACAATCGGTCTTGGCGTTGGAAGTAGCGTCAGCTCCGGCATGTCAACTGGTTTTCAAGCGGGATTTGCGGCCTTACCTTACGCTAGCGAACAAGCCGGGCAAGAGACAACCGCAGGTTTTATAAAAGGTACTTTAGGCAATATAGGCGGGGTTACGAAAGCGGGTGAAACATCAGCCCAAGCGCTGATCGATGCGTCAAGCTCAACACTTGACGTCAATTCACCGTCAAAAGTGTTTCAAACTATGGGGAATTACACCGGTGACGGTCTGATCAAGGGTTTAAAGGAAAGAGAATCTTCAATCGCTGCTGGCGGAGATGCGGCGGCGACGGCATTAAAAGACAGTTTTAAGTCGGCAATGGGAATCAACTCCCCGTCAACCGTATTTAGGGGGTTTGGTTACTATGCAATCGACGGATTAATCGAGGGTCTAAGTGACACCGAACTTATGACGTTCTGCGAAAGCATTGTAGCAGATATGAAAGCCGCCTTTGAATCTGGAAACTTTAACCTCCAAGCAGGCATTGAGTACATTGGAACCGGCGCGGCTGAGTTCTTCAAATCCATTGGAATCGGTGGCGCGTCATTGGGCCAGTTGATTACTCCTTTAGCGGGCGCTGTCACGTCAGGTTTTGGTTCTCGTGAACAATTCATGACGGATAGCGGTGAGTTATCATCCGGTTGGCACCCGGGAATTGATATCGGCGCAGGCTTCGGCACACCAATTGGAGCTGCTGGGGCGGGTACCGTAATCTTTGCTGGCTGGAATGGCGGCTACGGTAACATGGTCGAGATTGACCATGGCAACGGCCTGACTTCACTTTACGCCCACATGGAAAGTATTGCTACCTCACTAGGCCAAACGGTGTCAGCTGGCCAAACAATCGGTTATGTTGGTTCTACCGGAAATTCAACTGGTGCACATCTTCACTTTGGGCTATACCAGGACGGTCAAGCGATTGACCCAAGCGCGCTTTGGGGCTACTCATCCGGAACGATGTCGGCCAGAGCGGGGATTGCCAGAGTCGGTGAAAATGGACCAGAGTTGATCGGTTTTGGTGGCGGCGAAACGGTTCTGAATTCCAAGAAAACCAAACTATTTGAGTCTGGAAGGCGGGGGTCGAACAGCCTTGCTGCCAGTTCTGGTGGCGTAACAGTACAAGTAAACATGAACGGCGTCACCATATCGAATGATATGGATATTAACGATGTGGCCGACAAAATAGGCGATATCATCGTTGAAAAAATGAGAACACGCGCAAGCGTGCCGGCATAGGAGGGGTAAAAT